AATGTAATCAATATCCCAGCGATCAATGAGCGATTGTATTTCGGTAGCGTGCTGTTCAGTAGTTCTTTCAGAGTTGAAGTATTCGTCCACCAAATAGTATTGTTGTGTATCCCAATCGTACGCAATAACACACATGGCTGTTGGGTCTTTGTAGCCGACATCCAACCCCGCGAAGACATCCATTTTACTAACATCGAGTTCTGAGAAGTCTTTAACCTGATTCTCGAAATCAAATTTCCAAATCTGTCCTTCATATGTATTAAAGTCTGCCTCATATTCTTGTTTAAACTCTGCTTCTGACATGGATTTACGAGCTTCTGAAATATCGGACTCTGACATTCTAGGGTTATCTCTGTAGGTTGCTCGAATACTACACCACTCTGGGAACTCATCTGAGAATCCTCTGTGAAAAAACTCAGAAAACCAGTTATTTCTTCCACGTGGCGTAGATATAAATATAGCTTTAGAATTATCTTTATCAAGAGTAGGACGGAGTGCTACGTTGAAGGCATCTTTTCCGTCAGCAAGAGCTGCCTCATCAAATATAATTAAATCATAAGATCGACCTACACAAGAGTCTACCTGATTTACAGAACCCATTCTTACTGTGGAGCCGTTTGATATTTCAATAACTTTATCTTTTGCGTTATCTTTTGTAACTTCTAAATCAAAATGCTTAATTAGGTTTCTTTGTAAATCAAAAGAAATCTGAGACAAGGAGTAGTTAGGAGACATGATTAAGATATTTGAGCCAGGCACTAAGGATACAAGCTGTCCTATAATGTTGGCTATATACGTTTTGCCCTGTCTTCGAGAAACTGCGGCAGAGACAAAACGGTATTTAGGATTATTAATTGCATTAATAATAGCTACCTGTGAAGGCAGAGGTTTGACATTCAATAAATTCAAGTATGGATTTATTGGAAGTTTTAGAAACCTTGTCTCAGATTGTAATTCAACTATTTCATCGGAAACTATATCTCTCCGACTTATTTCTACTGCCATATTATTACCCTACATGGGTTCCATTTTTCTTATGTCCATTCCATGCTACAAAACCTGCTAGACGTAGTGCCCAATATGCTAAGTAGTTAAGTGCATAGAAGCCGTTTACTTCGATACAGATGTCTCGGAAAAGACCATCCATATATTTTTGGTCACGAGGGCCGATGTTGCTACCGTCTTTCTTCATAAGTGTAGCATACTTATAGCCATAATCGTGTACCAAGCCACCCATCAACAGAACTCCCACAGGTGACAGGAAGGTCGCAAGAAACTTGGGAACTGATGCGCCGTCAAACTGAAAGCCTGCAGGAATTTTATACGCTTGGTTATCTATCCAATAATGAAAGTCCTCTGTAATTACCCACTGGCGTACACCAGTGATCCACATCCAGATAGCTCCCCAGAAACCTTTGCTTGCTGTCTTGATTGGTAGCGGCTGCATTTTGGGCATAGTAGTATACTCAAAATTAATACGCTTTAGATCTGGTTTATCTAGTTTATTAATTACATAGCTTACTGCAATTACTGCAATTACTATAGTCCACTGCCAAAAGGTTACTGCTAAATCAAGTATAGTTTCCATTTATTTTTTACTCTTTAGTGCTTCTTTGCCGTAAAATGCGGCTACGATTGCTGCTACAGATACAAAATAGGTCGGAGCCATATCTCCTAAAGTTTTTGATGCATTCTCCAGACCTATTAGTTCTGCAACTACCACTGCGAAGGGATATAGTAGCATGCCGCCTAACGCAAACCATGCCATATTTCGTTGAGCATCTCGCATTGCGTCCGCGTCTTCCATCTCCTTACGCTTGAACTCTAAATGGAGGTCTAGCTCTTCTTGGGAGATATGGCCATCGCCGTTTAGATCGGCGCCCTCTAATCCTTCTACAGTTTTAGTTTCTGACATTTTAAATTGTACTCCGACTAAGAGCAATATGCTCTTTTACTTGGGCTGCATCATACTTTATAATAGGTATAGTACAATCCTCTATATTTTCTTTAAAAATCTTAGTGATAAGAATATATAATGCAGATGCTGTGTGCTGCCCATCATAGATAACATAGTACCCTGGTTTTTCTAAACACTCATATACTTTGAGAGGCATTGCTTCCATTTCTTCAAATGACTCTATTCTTCTAAACACTCTTCTGCAACTTAATCCACGCTGCTCATGACTATTTATAAGAAGTTTATCCAATGAAATACTTAGTGCTTTACACAACTTAAGCTCGTTAAATTTATTCCATTTTATACTACAAGTACTTAAACGTTCTAATAATAGACCATAGCTTTTTGGGTTTGTTTTTAGCCTTTCTTCTATAGTCCAGAGTGTTTTTTCTACCACTTTACCTTATCTGCCCAGTATGCTGCGGACATCTTACCTTTTGCAATATTTCTTCTATGTCTTGCCTTAAAAGATGCGCGTTTCTTTTTCATTCGTTCGGACTCGCCGGCCTTCGGCTTCCCTGCCGTTTTAGCTCCCTGCTGACCGAAACGAATAGTTTTAATTTTATTACCAACTTTTGCCACAACTATGTGTGACTTTTTCGGGTGGTTAGGAGTTCGACGAGGCTTATTATAGCCTTTTACTCTTGCTCTTGCAAGACGAGGGTCTTTTTTTCTGCCTCTCTTTTTCTTTGCTGGCATTATCTTCTCCTTTTTCTCTTCATGGTAGCCTTTCTCTTTTTCTTTACAAAAGTGCTAACCATTGTGGGCTTGCCTCCAGGATTTCCTGCTTTTCGTTTTCGGCTAATAGCAGACCTTCTTTGAGCAGGTGTCATGCGAGCAGCTTTTGCTGCCGGTACACATTTGGGATACTTTTTAGATTTTGCTTTCTTACGTCCACACTTATGAAAGCCTCCACCTTTTTTAGGTCTAGAGATATCTACCCAGTTTTCTTTAAACCATCGAGTAAGGCCTCCTGAGGGTTTTACTGGCATTATTTTCTCCTACGCTTTTTAGCGTTCTCATATGCTTTATGAGTACTGCCAGCCATGTAGATTTTATTCTTACCTCTACCATGTGAATGAATACCCTTGAGCCCTAAGCGCCTGGCTGCAGCTCTTGCTGCTTTCTTTGTCTTATATCTCATTAGGATCCCCTACGTTTTTTACCGCCCTTTTTCTTTTTACGCTTTTTGGAATTTCCTGCACAGTGCATTATTTTCTCCCCATGCGGTATTTACCGCCACGCTTTTTATATTCTTTCACTAAAAAAGCATTTGCATACGCCGAAGGATATACTTTAAACTTCCTTTTAACCATTGCTTTTACAGAAGCATATAATCTTTTATTTGTAGGAACAGGCTTTTTCTTTGCAGCCTTTCGTTTCCTTCTACGAACGGCCATTACTTTTTCTTCCTGCGCTTCTTACGAAGAATTGCCATTTGCAAGGCTTTGGGTAATTTTTTCTGCTTTGCAGTCAAGCCGTTACCCATAGACTTTTTCTTTTTGCCGCCTCTTTTCTTTTTTGGTTTTTTCTTACCGTGACCACTATGATATGGCATAATTTTACCCCAATTGAGTGAGTAGTGTTACTATCACACCCGCCAGGAACATGATTACTGTTCCGCCTATACGAACCATACGAGTCTCTATTCTATTAAGAGAAGTCTCGACGTCTTCTAAACGCTGAAAACAAGTTTTCCATCGTTCTTCACACATTACTTCGTGAGCAAAGAGACCCTTTTCAAGATCATTGATTTTTTCATTCTGTTCCATCTTTGAGAAGTTTCTCCATCAGCTTACCATAATTTCCCTGTCCAAATGGGATAGCTTCATTAATCTGCACATTTGTTTGGTTCTTTATGTTGCTGCTCTGGGCTTTTTCTAAGTCTGCTTGGGCTTTGATTTCATCCATACGCATCTTATGAGCCATTTGTAATAAGTCTGCCAAATCTTTACCAGAATACATTCCAGATTCCTGGGCTTCTTCTAGCTTTGACGCAATCATTTCATCTAGTACAGTTGCAATATTATTTTTATTGCGATAACCCATGTCTAGATAAACAGTATCTATATACTTTTTTACTTCACGCTTGTTAAGGACTTCAACTACTTGTTGCTCGGGTACCTGAAGGTAGTCGCAAACACCGCGAATATTGCCGAACTGTAGATAACTATTTGCTATCTCCAGTCCTTCTGGGGAGATTGTAGTGAGTTCTTTTGCCATGTCTCGTATTATACAAAGTTAAAGTTATATTGTCAAGAGATATTTTTCTCAGGTCTAATCTGCAAGTGGATTATCAAGGGCTTTTTGGATCTTATCTGTAAGTCGTTTTTCTAGATCTTTTAGCTCTCTATTGTTGTCAGAGATTAAGGAGTCTCGTCTGCTTTCGAATCGCTCACTTGCTTTGTCAATCATGTCGCGTACTTTTTCTTCCATTGCTCTATTTTTATCTTCTACACGATCTGCTTGTTTTTCAATACTCAGAATATCGTCTCGTAGTCCAGACTTGATGTCTCGTGTGTATTCGATGGCATCATCGAGTTTCTGCTCTATTTGAGTATTTCGTGCTTCAATAGCGTCTACATCAATGTTTTGGACAATTTCTTTCATGTCCATGTAATCTTTGTAAAACTCAAAACCTGCCCAGGTAGCGCCACCAAGCGTAGAAAGGGCTGTCAATATGACTGCCATTTTACCACCCTTAAATTTCATGCCTGCAAATTCAACTTCTGCCATTTTATTTCCTTTTCTCTCTTACATCTTGTATTGCCGCTTTAATCGCATCCTCTGCAAGTACTGAACAGTGTATCTTTACAGGAGGAAGAGCCAACTCTTCTGCAATATCAGTATTTTTTTTTTGTTCTGCTTCATCCAAGTTTTTTCATTTTACCCCCCCTCCTAAAAGAGAGGCGGAAGCTATTTCCGAACCACCTC